CATATGCATATGCATAGTCGGCTACTGCCAAGTCATCAATGGAAACTCGCGGTTGCGTGTCACCGTTGATCTTAATATCTTCAATCTTCAAAGAAACTGTGTTGTCGTTTGCCATCCGTGGACTTCCTTTGTGGGGTTGGTAAGGCGATGACACCCAACAAAGGAATGCCACCACCGGAGGTAACTGAAATATTACCTATATTGGTAGTTCAGTACCAAAATCTACTTGACTCGCAGACATAGCCGCTTCCATATCACCAGTATTCATAGGCGTGATGTTGGAATATTCTTTATCGCCTTTTGCGCTGGCTTCCCACTCCACCTTGATGGCAAGTTTCCTGCCAACCAATTGGGTTTCTGCAAAATCAGGACTTGCAAAACTGTCAGGTGTTACACCAGCTTCGGTCATCTTGGTTAGATTCATAGGGGGGTCAAAGTTGGTCATCAATTTTGCCAGCACCCATCCTGCTTTCTGTGAAAGCGTAATCATCTGGGTTGCTTCCCGCGCTTGATCATCTGAAAAAACTACTAAGATCTGAGGATCGCCGTTTTTACTTTCAAATGTTCCGTTTTTACCGCCATGAATTATCCGAGTAATCGTGACGGTGTGAATACCAGTTGGCATTCGCTCTGAATGTTCTGCACCTTCTGCGGTGCTTGCTTCTGTCCAATCGTAAGGCATCGTGTTTCTCCTAGAACTTGGTGATTGGGGTGGTTTCAGCAGACACTACTTGTTCTGCATCAAAAATCTTCTTGGCGTAATCAATGGTGTTTTCTGCAATCTCACCATCAGTTAGCCAAGCGTGTAATTGTTTCCCGAATTCAGCATCCGGCTTATCAATCAATGCATCTTGAAATTTGCCGGTTCGATCTTTTACAACATGCCCAACATGTTCAGTTGAAATCTCCATGAGTAGGTCGAATTCGTACTCGATTCCTTTGCCCTGCTCCGGCGCTAGACCAACACGGCTAATTGTTGTCTTCCCCCTAGCACTCTCACCCACTAACCAATCGGTCTTTGTTCGCATCGTCCCAATAACATGAAGCGGCGCACCAATGATGGCATCTATAAATGATCGTTGCCGTGGTGTCCCCTCACTCCAAGCACTCCAAGAGTTTCCCCTAAATTTCGTCTTCGCCAGCAGATCTACTTCTTCTAATAGATCTTTCCATGCGTGGGTCAAGGAGTCAATGATCAGCACATCGTACTTTCCTTCGACCGCTTGACCGATTGCAGTAATATAATTGCCAAGAGTATTTTCTTCTAGTTCACACACATCGAAATCAAATCGATCTGAATACTTGGATGCCGAGCCACGCTCAGTATCGATGAATGCGATCCTTTTTCCTAGACCAGTTGCGACTGACAATGAAGTGAATGTCTTTCCCGAACCCGCAGGACCATAAATGGCTGCGCGTAATTTCGACTGTGCTTTTGTTGCTTTTTTGAACACGGTTTACCTCCTATATTTGTTACCGCGAACCTCCCAACCGACTGTTAGGCCGGCTGGGAGGCGAAAGGATAGATTCAACACGATCTAGCCAAAAGAATATATTACAAACGCAATAATGCCAAAAAGAGATAAGAAGAGGAGCGAACTTAAAGTGTACCCCACTAGGTATCGCACCGTACCACTGGTGCGACAACTGTTGAATCGGGGACTCTCCCAGTAGGCACGTTCGCAATAATTTTCTTTTTCTGGATTCATGTGTTGAATGCTCCTAATATTGTAACCTGCGATAAGTAATCTCGCCACATACACTTCGGTCACTTTGCAGGAATAACTTCAAACTTTATTTTCTTGCTTTCAGCATAGAATCTTAACCACATTGCTCCAACTGGTTTAGGCGGCATTCCGCGTTCAATATGCCAGCCACCATGACCATCTAAATATTCATCTTTATATGTCCCGATCCGAATATGCATCTGTTCATCGAGCGTTATTTCGTGGTTGTCAAGAATTCTCTCCCTTGCGATTGGGACAATCCACTGATCGTGGGTATGACCACTCACAACAATATCAGCGTCCGGCTGGAACACAGCCATCCGGTTAGTCTGGATCACGCCGCGTGTTACAGGCCCACCACCTCCAGAGCCATGAAAATATTTCATATTGAATCGCTGGCTCTGCTTGATGTACTTAAAACAGAATCGTACCCATCCACCATAGCCGCCGGCTTGAACATGATGACCCGACAAAGCGCTCATGCGTTCACATGTTCGTTCAGTAAGATCTGTTTCATGTCGCTTCAGTATTGAGGTTTCGTGATTCCCCCTACCGATCATTATGAAATTCTCAGCATAGGGAGCATAGAATTCACTGGCACATTCAACAAGAGAGTCCAAGTATCTTCCTTGATGTTGTTCTGGTCTGCACGCAGTAACGTCTGCACGCTTGTCCCACTTGCCCTGCATGGCACAATGTAGATCTCCGACATCTATGATGCCAGCGTTCCGTTCGACAGCTTGTTTGAGATGTTTTAGTTCGAGTTTGTGATCACTGTGAGCATTGTCGTGATGCCGGTCTGAGGAAAGCAGAAACCATTGCTCAAAATCAGTGTAGCCCTTAACCTGTGTACGTACTACATGTACATTTCTCGATGGATGTTCTACTGTGAAGGGAAGTGCCATGCTGGGAGATTATGGATTCACCTCTATCGTCCTAAACGGATCACACATAATTACCCCTCCGTGAGTGACAATGGAATTGGTATAGGTAATGTTGGAAAGTCCATTACGCTCATCTATAATCGCCCCCTTGTATATCGTTGTATCAGTAATTGTCATCGATGGCGCAGTTGCCCCTCTTGCATCAAAAAATCCACCATACATAGTCAATAAAGTTATGATATTAACACTAGACGAGGGCGTTAGTTTCCATTTAACTGTTCCACCATACATCGTGAGAGAATCTAAATTTACACTCCCACTACCCAATATTTCTACTAGCCCATCCGTTATCGTTATTCCACCGGATGTAGCCAAACTGTTCAATAACAACCTTCCCTCTCCCACAAAGAAATCAGTTGTTGCAATAACACAATCCTCACCAACCTCAAGCGTTACCCCCTTGCAATCTACCATGTATACATCTCCACTCAGAACAAGTTTTTCAAACAAAACCGTCCCATTGCCACCTGTAATGTATGTTTCTCCAGTGATCTTTATTGAAGACACAGAACCAGCAGCAGAAGCCACAATTGCCAAGGATGGATTGCTTGTAGAGGTAGATTCAACAACAAGGTCGCCTGTAATATTGGCGTAAAGAAATACTTGTCCGGTTTTTTGTCCGTAAAATACATCGACAACTCCCCCATTTAAACCATCATAAAGTTCTAATGGAACTGTCGAACTTCCAATTGTACCAGTATATTTTGGACCAATTGTTAATTGTAAATATTCAACCTCGTCTGCTCTTACTGGGAGATTTTCATTACAGTCAACACTTCCTGTTGTGAAATATACATCGGCATTACCGTTTGTAGTCGGTACATTATTTGTCCAGTTAGCATTATCTGAATAATCGCCATCTACTGCGCCTGTCCACTGAGTTATTACTGCTCCCGGCATTTATTTCCTTCTTTCCTTTAATCAATATCCATACTTCTGCCAGCGTTGAGATAGACAATGCCGCCACGAACTTTTATGGGAGTTGAATAGGTGACATTTTGTAAACCGTTTCGCTCATCAAGAATTCCACCTTCATATACAGTTGTATTGGTAATGGTAATTCCTGTTCCGGCCACTTGGGTCTGTCCCGGTGCAGTTGCACCCCTTGCATCAAAAAATCCTTGATATACCACCAAGTCGGTGATGGTCGTATCAGCAGGGGCTTTACACTTGAATATTCCATCGTATATTGTGATGGTATCGGTTGTCCCATCACCACCATCTGCCATCTCCACCAAGCCGCCAAACATGGTTATGGTATCAGTGGCTATCGGAGTTACTAATCTACCATCACTAATGGAGATGTTACATTCGATAGTAGCCGCAGAATCTATTTCTAGTGTCACGCTTTTACATCCGACCATCAAAATTGTGCTAGTGATGTCTACCCCAGTACCAATGTAAACAGTACCCAAACCGCCCACTATGTTCAATCTAGTTATATCGCAAGTGACAAATTTTAGAGCTGGACTTTCGGTTGAAGTTGCTTCAACTATAACATCAGCAAATATTGCATCAGCACCACTTGTATCACCACTTATGTAACATACCCCCACTTTTTGACCATAAGTTATTTTGCCAGCAATCGATCCTAACTTTAGTGGCGTTTCTGTGACAGCCGGATCACCGGTAAGTGGACCAATAGTGCCAGTATATTTCGGACCAATTGTTAAACTCGCTAATTCTATATCACTCTGATCCAAATTCGTATCAACATTTACACTTCCAGAAGTGAAAAAAACATCTTCGCCGCCTGTTGGGAAAGATTCCCCACCCCAGTTGGCATCTTTCTCCCAATCGCCATCGGTTGTGCCTGTCCATGTTCTATCTTCCATTACTTACCGTCCTTCTCTTTATATGGCAACAGTTTGTTTAATGCTTCCTGCCGTTTCTTACACCCGCCACATGGTTTGACCTTGCCCAATGTTACTTTGTCGATTGCTTTTTTTATTGTATCACCGAATCCTTTAGATCCACAGGCCGATTTCTTTTTAGGTTTTGGCTTCTTGGGGTTGTTTATTGTTTCAAGTTTTGTTTCTAAATCTTGGTCTGACAAACTAAGCCGCAATTCACACATGGTTAAACACGCCTCATGGCTTGGAGTCTGCCACGCGCCGATAGTGCAACAACCACCTCTAGGAATCCCACAATCTTTCCAATGAACACAATCTACTTGCATCAGATTGCTCTTGCCGTCCATGATAGTTCAGGAACTACGGTCAGTGGACCGCCTGTTGCGGAGTTGGCGGTTTGACATGTGTTGAGTCCCCACATATAAGTTTCATCAACCCTATCACCATTCACCAACGATGTAGCGCCCTTCCATTTGTCCCATTGCGAAGCATCACTCACCGTTGATCCCGGTCTGCCAGAATATAATTCGACATCTGCATCCGTACTTCGCTTGGTCGTGAAACAACAATTCAAGCCAACCCCCCCTTCGCAAGGCCATCTATAAAGCAATTCCCAATAATTACTAGAACAGGCATCATTACTGGTGACTATTGAACTACCCGTTGTTTGGCTAATGCAACTCGATGCTGCGTATAAAACTATGAGTAGCCACCAATATTCACCTGCGCAATCAGGATGAAGTGATACCTTCACCCCCAACCCCTTTAGAACGGTTTGCCTACGCCGGTATATCCCGCTGCCCCAACCTCCACCACAATAATAGTTCATAGCATCTGTGTCCCATCTATCAGAATAGGCGTAACTTTCAGGCGCAGTAGGAAAACTACCACAACATCCTACATCTAGTGCTACGGTATTGGGGCTTATACCATCTTCACCGCATTCGTCATAATCCAAACCGTACACATTTGATAAAGATGGATAATGACCATCTCCCCATGTGTCAATATCAACACAGTCGTATATCATTTCTAAGTCACCAAAGGCAGGTGTGGTTTGACCACAACCACCCGCCGACCTTGCAGTTTTACTCCAACCTGGAACAGAGGTTGAAAATCCTGTATATTCATCTGGATCACTACTATCTTCGCATTCACATGTTACAGAATTACAGGCACAGCCAATTGCCCAAACGGTAGTTGCGGGATGATTGATTGTTACATCTGCAAGATCAGCATCAACAACTGTTGGTGAACAAGTACATCCACAAACCTCATCACCACAACAGTCGCACTTTCCTCGCCTCCAACCGGTCATGGCGCTTCACAAATCCCATCATGAGCATTTGCCAGGCAGAATACCCAGCGTGTTTCACCAGTGTTATCAATAATTTCATACATAATTACCACCGTGTCAATTTGTACAGAATCTATACAAGAACCTATTGCCCTCATGGTAAAGCCGGCAGGATAATCTGCACCATCCAGATCCACACCGGGCGATACATTTTCATCATCGTTTTGCAATTCGCACAAATTCAATGCACCAGTAGTAGCGCTCGACTTCAACCCAGTTCTACCACCAGTTTTTGTATTTACGCCATCATCGTCTTCAAGAAGTTTTACTTCTGTCCACGAATAGCGATATATATTTTGATCAGCAGTTATTTCCGTACTATCAGTGATAGTTGCAAGGAAGTATGTAACGCTGGATGCCTCACCACTGAAGATATTGGCAGCCCTACGATAATCCAGTTGTTGAGATTCATACCACTTGAGCATCTTGAGTAACCGACCCCAAAGGGCTGGAGTAAGTTTCCCAAGACCAGTTGATATAGATGGCCACTGGGTCATGGTGCAAATCCAAAACTGGTTAATCCCAATGTGGGCTGGAGAAGATAGATGGGAAGAGTACCTGAAGCAAATATGCCTTCGGTAGCACCAGTAAAATTCGGCTTACCAACACTTGCCTCATCTGTAAACCTTCGACAGCTTTGGCGCATATGACTCCACCCATCCCACAAAAACTCATATGAGATGTCATACAAACTTATTTCGGATCTCTGAACAGACATCCCCATAAACAATACTGATCCGACACTTAGACCCATAAAGGTAGATTGATTTCGCATGCCGGTAATAAGATGAAGTCCTGCCAGATTAAATGTAGAGCCAGCATATTGTGTACTGAGGGTGATAGTGGCTTGAGGGACATAAGCAGTTACCGGAGTACCGCCTTCATGTACCGTGTTTGTGAAAGCAGTAACGGTAGGAGTACCCTGAAAATTGTTAGTCTGTTCTCCACTTGCTGGGATGGCAGGATCACTTACCCACGCATCTTGCAGACTTGTGCTTGTAACAATGCTAACGCCGGTAAAGGCAATATCAAAATCGCCCTCAGTAATACCATCATCATCATCATCGTCAGAACCACCCCCACTATTTCCACCATCGTCAATCGCTAACGGCTCAACATCTGTATTTAGACCACCGGTAAACGCATCTTCTGAACCGCCGGGATCTGTATCTTCCACTGGGACTTTGTAAGAAAATTCTACCTCGTAGGCAGAACCCCTTTTGCTAGATGCCTCTATTGAATATCCAAATGCGTAGATCCCATCTACATCAGGATGCTCGTCACCGATCTGTGGACCATCGAACGAGTTGATCGCATCGTCAATGAGAAGCTGTGTACCAGCATCGTCATACACCATGAAGGTTCTTGTTGCGCCAACGTCACCCTTGTCTCTCGTAATTGTCCTGCTGGGAAGTAACTCAGTGTATACAAGGGTCATTGTAAAACTCCACTACTACTCATCGCCGCTACCCCAGCATTTATCTTTTTCAATTCGGACAAAGAACTATCTCTTGTCTCATTGCCTTCACGCAACAACTCTTCTTGTTTGTCCATACCTATAATAGTGAAAGTCACATCGTTCATTGCGCCGGCTAACTGCATACCAAGACTGTTTGCGCCGGTTGTTGATGCCATCGTCCCTGTATTGGTAGCGATTGATTTCAAACTACTTAACTGCTGAGTAGCGGTATTGAGTTGTTTTGTTGCAACACTCTGCGCTCCACCACCAAACTGGGCTTTCATTTTCACAGTACCGAATGCGGATTGAATACCCTCTATCGCTTTCCCCATGTCTGGTTTACCAATACCAAGTGCCGCATCCCTTGCTTTTGCCAGTTCTCCCAATTCAAGCACCCGTGTTCGATCATCGATGAAGCCCTCGGCCAACATCTTGTTTAATCTTGCTTCTGCGGCAGTATATTTGTCGGTTGCCGATGTGTGTTTTTCTATAAGGGCTTGGCCGTCAGTCATGCGTTTGTTTTTGTCTTCTAATGCTTTGACTTCTGCGGCTAGTGCTTTTGCATTTGCTATTGATGCAAGAGACAACCACGCCATATCCCCCAAATAAATTTCTACCGGCACTCCCAAAAGCGCAGCATTCAGTTTATCAATTTCATCGTGTTGATCTTTTGTCCACTCTACCAGAGCCACTCGTTGCTCTTCAATCCAATTCATTCTCTCTTGAAACTGTGCTTTGGTTTCACCAATACGTTTGTTGGCGTTGAAAAATGCATCCTCTGCGCCTTTCAAAGCATCTATATGACCTGTTAGATCTGTGATCGCAGTTGATACTCGTGAGATTTGAGCCGCATATAAACCCCATTCGTCTGATGTTGCCTTTACCCCTTTCTGCGCTTTAACATGTTTTTCCAGCTCTTTTTCTAATTCTGCTCTTACTCCCTTGAGCGCGTCCTTATCACCAAGTTCTAAACCCTGTGTCACAACCTTTATTTGTAATTGCCATCTAGCATCAAGCGCATCAAGTTTCTCCCTTAAATCTTTTCCTGCCAACGTAACTCGTTCTATTTCCGATTTTACTCCACTCAATTTAAGCGACCATTTATCAATGAGTGAGGGATCACCTAAAAGATGCGCCGTCTGCCTCACAGTACCTTCAGCGCGTTGCAATCTCTGTCTCTCTGTCAATAAATCGTTTCTCTTTTGATCTGACTTTATTATTGCTTGACTAAGACGTACCGGATCTACCATCAACTTGTTATTGGCTTCTGTGACTTCATATATTTGTTGCTGTAACCTCAACTGTTCTGCCAACGCACGCTCAACAACCTGAAGCCCCATGACAAATTCACTAGACCCGAATGTTTGTTTAACTGCGTCAGCAACAGACACCCACTGTCTTCCAACTTCTTTTGCCAGTGACACCATCAGACGTTCTAAATCATTAGCAAATCTCTTTGCATCATCCCAAAATAATCCCAAAAGTGTCGAAATTGCAAACATGACACCGGCTACTATTTCCAGCGCAGCAACAAAAACTGTGACTACGGTAGCACTTACCAAAGTCCAAACTATCATCACAGCACCAGCGACCCTAATAACAACATTGGATAATACCCTTACTCCTTTTATTAAAGAAATAATCGCCTCATTAAGTTGTTGAACAGAAACGATAGATCCGTCCATTGATTCCGCAAAATTCCCAACCACCAGTGTTGCGGCTACTGCAAGTTCCCTAAGACTTTCTTCAACATTTCGTATTGTTGGTTCTAACTTTTCTGCTATTTCAATTTGAAGATCAGACACAGCAGATCTAACAAGTTTCCAAGCACCCTCAATTGTGTCCATGCGAATATCGTTCATTCGCTTAATTGTGCCTTCTGCTAATTGTAAGACAGCAATAAGTTCATCTGTCCTCATGGCCATAGACTCAAGAGCAAGGATGGCTGGACCACCCCGCTTTTGGAATATCTCAAACGCTTCAGCAACGCTGATCCCGCCCTTGGTAAACTTCTCCAAAGCCGAGATTCCATTTTCGTCAATTTCCGCAGCCAACTCAGCAAAGATATTTTTAAGACCAGTACCAGCTCGGTCTGCTTGAATACCCGCGTTCGACAACATGCCAAGCATTGCGGCAGTTTGTTCTAGCGTGATTCCTAGCGCGTGTGCTACCGGTGCTACATATCCAAACGCCTGTCCCAACTGGGAAACAGATGTATTTGTTCTAGCCGCAGTAAGACCAAGAACATCGGTAACTCTTTGTGCTTCTGTTGCCTCCAGACCCATGCCTCGTATAACCTGTGAAACAATGTCTGCTGTTTCCGCAAGTTCCATCCCGGCGGCTGATGCTAAGTCCAGAACGTGTGGCGATGCAGCCATAACTTCATTCACTTCAAAACCAGCACGCGCCATGAAAGACATTGCTTTGGCTGCTTCCACCGCCGTAAACCTAGTGGTAGCGCCCAAGTGCCGCGCAACTTTCGTTAGTTTTGCAAACACCCTGTCTGAAACATCAAGAAGAATAGAACGGACTTCTGCCATTCCCGCTTCAAATTCAACGAAGGTCTTAATGGTTGACCTAAGTGCCATTCCAAACGCAGCAACTGCAGCCGCAGCCGCAACGAATCCAAGTCGCTTTAGACCACCAAAAACCTTTTTCATCCCATTAGAAAAAAGTTTCATCCTACGGTTTGCTTTATTCAGTCCCTTACGGAAACCCGCAGTTTTAGCGATGACGTTGATTAACAATGTTCCGACTGTTGCCATTACTCAACCTTGTCTTTATTTATTATTGATACGGCTCTCATCATAGTTGCTTTCATTTCATCTACGCTATCTACCTTTGTAGGTTTGTCCAGCACAGGCATAAAGTCGTGAGGGGAAAACGGTGATGTGTTTTTGCCACGATTAACATTTGCGATAGTGCTTGCTATGATTCCTGATTGAAGGTCACTTCTGAAATTGCCAATTGGATCGAGTGAGTTGTATGCAACCCATTCAGCAAGTTCCCTAGAGTCCACCCTTGACAACAATTCCCGAACAGTCATGCCAAGTGCTAGAGCCAACGTGAAATAAAATCGCCGCGCGTTGGTCGGCTCTTTTAGTTTTTTGCTAGATCTTCTACGTCTTCGCCGGACAATCCGTTCAATCGCTGTGCGACTGTAAAGATACGATCCAACGCTGCGGCAGACTTCTTCCCAAGTTCATCCATATCCTTGGCGGCAAATAGGCGTGTGCCTTCTTCATCGCAGATAGTCAAGATGCCTAGCCGAGCGCGAATATTAGAAATGTTAATTTCCTTATTCTTGCCACGCGAGTCGAGCATCTGCTGCTCAAATGAATCACGTTCTGCCCCGGTTAAAGTTCTAACGAAAATGTCACCGCCCCATTCAGGGACAGTTACACATTCGCGTGGAAGATCGTCTGAATCGAGAATTGATTTTTTGTCTAGCATGAATTAGTCTCCAAATTATGGTGCTACTGCATATGCAATAGTATCGGTACATTTAACTGATACACTTGCTGTCAATTTGTCATCAAGTGTGCCAGATGAAGAAAACGCAGTAATAAAACCTGTTCCTGTACAAGTTGAGTTATCCGAAAATGTGATAAACCAAACGGTTGCGGCGGTTGATGCATCTATATCCGTTACTAATGCCTTGTGAGTGACTGATCCGGGATCATACGCAATCTCAAATGTGATTTCACCAGAGTCATACTGACCACTGGTAAATTCTCTTCGTGTACTGGACATACTCGTTACATCGATTGTGTTTACCGAAAATGTTGGTCCACTAATCGATAGTAGATCTTGCGGCACGCTGCCGTCAAATGATATTGTTGTTCCGTTGGCTGTGATTGCCATAATGTTCTCCTAACTTTCTAATTATTTATTTATGATGGCCATGTGATGGCTGTTGTGGTTCGGATTGTCACCGATGCTGTCATTTTGTCATCAAGTGAGCCGGTTGGTGAAAATGCAGTAATAAAACCACTGCCTTCTGTATAGTCAGTTCCATCTGGCCACTCAATTTTCCATGTCTTTATGGTTTGTGGGACAAGCATGTCGGCTGTAAGTGCTAGGTGAGTAGCGTTATCATCTATATCAAAAGCAATCTCAAATGTAATTTCGCCATAATCTGCAATGCCCTTAAGAAATTGCTTTGCACCTGCACTTGGGGTTGTACCAGCAGTTCCCTGATCCATTGTGGACACATCAATAGTCGGTATTGATACCGATGGTCCACTGATCGATAGTATTTCTGTTGTAATTGTGCCATCCCACGTAAAGTCTGTTGTATTCGATGTCATGCCAGCCATAAGATCGTTCTCCTAATCAATTGTCATACCAAATTGTGTAGTCGCTAATGATTCGGGACACACCCCGATCCCCCGCGACCTGTGAATCTTCTGTTATTGCGCTGTCTCCTTCATGGAAACAACTATAAATCCTTACCGTTGAATATGTATTACTAGCCAAGTCTCCAATAGCAGCACGAACCTTACTAGCAAGAGTCTTTGCACCAGCATAGGTTTCGGCTATCGAGTCGAATGACATCGATGCTCTGGTTATCACTGTTGATCCCCCACCAGCCATAGAATTCTGTGGTTGTGTTGATACCAACTGATAAACTATTGCTGGGAAGTCTTCGCCCTGTTGTCGCATTTCAGGATAGATCCGCGTGCCGACTAGATCGGTTACATCACTATCTGCAACTAACAATGCTCGTAATGCTATTTCTATTGCCATTTCAATAAACCATCTTATTTCTTGCTAAATGCCTCGCTAATCAAAGTTGCATGTATCTCAGTATGAAACGCACGTTTTGCTGCATCTTTCTTAGACAAAAACGCCCTTTTCATAAATCTTGTTGCTGGGAAACGACCAAGTGCTATTTTTCCACCGGGTCGGCTTTTTATTTTTCTCCACCACGGGGTATCACCTTCTTGCATCCTCATGGTCGAAATAGCAGTTGGTTTTTTGTGGTATCTGGTAACAGTTCCATACTCAATGTAGTTGGCGTAGAAACCCTGTTCCTTTTTAGACTGAACACCAGTACGTCCTATCACTATGTCTCGCTTGAGAGACACCTTACTTTTAATATTCTTTCTAAGTCTACCACTCATTACTGGGACGTTTACCTTCGCCTGATTGCGAAATTCCCTGTTGGCTCTAGTCGCAGCCCTACGACAAGCGTTGCGTTGCACCTTGACCGGAAGTTCCTTGAAGAGTTTTTCCAATTCCATATTTCCGGTTAAGCCGCCCGATATTTCAAAATACTTACTCATTCGGACACCTCTTCCAAACACATGAGTGTCAGTTGTGCATCGCGTTCATCTGGATTAAGTGATGACAAGATGTTCAGCACCCTAGTCCCGAACAGCAATCGTTTCTTGGGAGAAACATCAGAGCTGTACCGCATCACTACCCGATGGGTAACAATGCCAGCAACACCTTCGCCGATGTCACGCTCTGTTCCACTTACCGGTTCGACAGCAGCCCACACAGTATCATCAGTGGTCCAAGACCCTGTGGTTTCTCCATAAGAATCAAGCGTTGTGCTTTGACTCTGGATCGATACGCGATGACGCAATCTGCCGGCTCGTACACTCATACAAACTCCGGTATGCTGTACTGGGTCAACAGTGCATCGATTGCAAGTGGGACAAGATGTACCTTGTCGTGATATGTCGAACCTTCGCGGTTCTCGTACCAATGACCGACTAGACTCTTGATCGCCAACTTTATTCCTTGGGGGACAGTTGTTGCATCTCCATACCCAGCCACATAGGTCACAGTGACCGCATTGATCACAGTGCGTGTGTCTGGATAACTTTTATCGTATGCCAACACGACTCGCGCTGGCTTTGTATTAACGTCCACCGTATAGTTTTCGGCAGCCCATGTTTGGGTTGCTCCATCAGTATCTATGTATGCGATTGATGTAACGCTGGCGGCTGGCGCTCTAGGCAACTCGATGTCTGTTGCTGGGAAAGCGTCCATACGCAAAACAAGCGTTTGGGTCACAAACGCTCTTCTCGTAAAGTTCTCCGCATAGTGTCGAGCCGCACTAATCAATGTATCAAGAAGCGTGTTGTCATCTGTCGTATCAATACGAAGATGTGCTTTTACTTCCGTCCGTGTTACCGGCTCTTCAGTAGGTTCAACTGATACAACTAGACTCATTCTCCAGATCTTTCCCTGACAGAGTTAATCTTGCTTTCTGCCTTTTCTCGTTTCGCTGCTTTGACCGCCTTAACAAGTTCTATGATCCCGCGACCCACTAGATGTTTAGCCCAATCTTCCTCAAGACTAACAACATCACCTTCTCGATAAAGATTGTTATGCTTGTCAAGACCGTCTTTAATTACTTTATATTCTGGCATTTTATTCTCCTGTTACTATGGGAGGGGCAGTTGTCTACCCCTCCCACTATTAAGTAACAATAAACTAATGGCTCTTATGCCATTAGCATGTGTTTAACTGCTTCGCTTGAAGTAAGCTGTCCATCGACACGTAATTCGCTGCGAAGTCCTATATTTCCCGCAACAGCGTACAATTCGTCAAGTCGTTGGAAGTCCATTCCTTCTCGCCAAGTAATCCAGTAATAACTGAGATCGCCAAACAGAATTGGCTTGAGTCCAGTAGCCGTATCTTCACAATCATCATTGATTGCAACTGGTCTGCCAAGTAACAAGTCGGGTTGCCCTAATTGTCCACTTGGTTCCCAAATGTAACGACCGTCTGCTTTCAAGCCACGGATTTCAGCAGCAGTTGTTGAATTGAAAAGCCAAGTGCCATTTGCTCGATAAGGTTCTTTGAGCGAATAGAACAGCGTTTGTAATTCATCCCAAGTAATGACTGTTGCTGATGCAGCATCCGCACCTTTATCCGTACCATCAGTAATTCCATGGGGCTTTGCAGTACCATCGCCATCGATAAAAGCGGCATTCAACAATGTCGCAAAAGAACGACCGAACATACCAGCCATAAAGGATGCCATGTCAACATACGAGTCAGCCAATAGTTCCCGCGAAACCTGAACAATGCGGGTCGCTTTATGCGGTTGGAATTTCAACTGAGTGAAGGTTGTTTCTGATTCAGTCGCATCAACATTTTCTGCTGTCCACGCGGCAGTACCAACTGCATTTTGTACTGGCACATTGATCTCACCACCAATAGTAATGCGAGTTGCATATTCTTGGAAGTTATATGCAGAGTCCATTGTTTCAATAATCATGTCTTGCAAACTGGCTTGCCCAAAGTCAAACATTGGTGCAGCAAAACCACCCACAGTGTTTGTCCCTTCAACCATGACAGCACGCTGTTCTGGAGTTAGTGAATGTTCACCATCTCGTACATATTGCCAAAATGTTTCAGCATACGCTCTTGTTGCTATTCCGCGTACTTCAGGAGCAGGTTCGCTAACTTCACTCTTTTGAAGCTCAGTCTTTCGTTCGTTTACTTGAGCAAGACGATCCGAAGCGGCTTCCATTCGTTGACGTTGCGCGATGTCTTTTTCAATTCCATCAGCATCGTCAAGCATGGTGTCTACTTGGTTTCTTTGCTCACTATCTAAATCACGATTTTCGGCAGTAGCCGCATCCATGATTGCTCGCGCTTCAAATATAAGCGATGCGCGTTTTTCAGTTAATTTTTGAAGATCCATAAGAAGATTTCCTCATTGCGCCGTAATGCAAATAATGCGATAACGGCTAGTTAATAAATAAAACCAGCAGATAAACACCGCATCGGCGGGGAAATTACCTATGTCAGAGCAGGGTAATGGGTAAGCAACGGCTTCCAAGTCATAAGACTCACCATACTCATCACCTCTTTATTCACCGCGAGTGTGACTAATTCGACAATTGGTTAAAAGAAATTAGAGGTTTTTGCTCTCTGCGATCCGCAACCGTAGTTCAAGGACTTCGTGGGTACGAGAATTCTCTTCCTCTTTGTCAAATTGCCGTAGATGATAATCCAGATGTGCTTGAACTTTGCTTCGCTCTGAACTTGGAAGTTCAACACCGCCCATCGCACCCTGCATAACACCGTTAGCCGATTGGACTCCACGAAGCACTACCTTCAGTTCACCGTCCACTATATCGTGATGTGGCAACTTGTATGAACCAAGGTTCTCTCGCTCTTCACCATCGAACCAAGCAAACGCCTTCTCATACTTGTCCCAATCGACATTCTCTTTGTCTGGACCGCCAGCCCACCTCAAAACGCGACCTCTAGCACCATCACCATCCCAAGACATATCTTCAGGGGCTTTAGGAGAATCAACTGTTGCCGGCACATTCCTTTGATCACTATCGTAGGTTTCAGATGGATGCGACTCACCTTCCATGCACCAAGCCGAGTCATGGTCATCGTCTGCTGGCATCTTGTGATAACCAGTGGGGCAATTGCCATCAGCGTCAGGGTCTACCCTTACTTCC